GAGCTGTCATTCGCGGTCACACAAAATTTGATGTCGACCCTAGCAACTAACAAACCACCTACTTACCAGCATGTTTGCCTCGAGTTAGGTGAGACAGTTATTCGTGAGATACGATTTCAAAAGTGGCGTGACTCAGAGCCTACTTATAGTAGTCACTTCCTACGTCGCAACTCACAAGCTTTAGCGAGTAAGGCGCAGCACCTCCGCTTCGCTCGTAAGCTGGAAAAGAAAATTGAAGGATTTTTAGATAGCGAAGAGTATGACGTCACTCGTGATGCCATGTTCGGCACGGGTGCTGTGGTCATGGATTGCATACGCCGAGCTCATCCTGACATGCTTACCTTTACCGCTACCGGCCCACGAGGGAAGATAAGAGCTCAGACGGTCTACTATTCAGATGACTTTCTATCAGACGTAAGTCGACTACATGCGATTGCATCGATAAGCCAGCCGATTAAAAGGCCTATGCTCGTTCCCCCGCGCTCATGGAAGTTTAACGAGGACGGACGTATAGAGGGCGGTTACTACTTACTAAACCAGAAGGTCTACCGTACCGATTGGCACCCGCATAAGTTCCTACCATCGCAAGCCGCACTCGACTCGTTGAACGCTATACAGAAAACACCCTGGCGTATTAACAAAGACGTCTATGAATTTTTATGTCGTGTCCCTTACATCGGGCCGCAGATGCCACATCAAAAGCCAAAGAAACTAGCTCCCGAGCAATGGCAGAGCCTTGATGATGCTGACAAAAGGATTGTGCAACAACAGTTCAACGATGATCTCGCCAAGTACGTATCACAAACGTCTAAGGCCATGACCTTCGAGCGTCAAATCCTACAAGCTCAAATGCTTTACGAGAAGTCGGCTTTTTGGCAACCACACAGCTTTGACTTCCGTGGTCGTCTCTATCCTGCTAATCAAATGCTTACTAGCCAGGGCGATCACGTCGCTAAGGCGCTCATCGAGTTTAGCAACGGCAAGCCTATTGGCGTCGAAGGCCTCGAGGCTCTCAAGCTACAGGTCGCAAACACGTTTGGCTTCGACAAACTTAACATCGAGGAACGCATACAAAAGGTTGAAGGCATGAAGGCCGACATTCAATCAATGCTGGTTGATGACTCAAAAGCCAAGGATCTAGTGCGCGCCGCCGACGAACCAATGGCGTTTTATGCGGCGGCAATAGATCTAGCGCGTGCCTGGGACAACCCCAACCACATATCACATCTACCTATCGCAGTAGACGGCACCTGTAATGGGTTGCAAATTCTGTCTTTGCTGGGAAAGGATCAAGTGGGGGCGTCGAAAACGAATTGCACCGCCTCCACGGAACGCAAAGACCTGTACTTGGAAGTTGGTCTAGCAGTTCGGACGATTATAGAGAACATTATTGTGAAGGCCGAATCCTCGACCGAGTCAGATGCTGCACATGCGTGGTACGAGGTGATGCAGGACGACAGACTTGCTCGCAAAGTTGTCAAACGTGCTGTGATGACTACAGCTTATGGAGTGACCCCGGAGGGGATACGCGAACAGCTTGTTGCCGATAGAATGTGTGACCCACTCACTATCCCCCAAAGCCTTGAAAACTTACCGGTCCTTCAAGCCCGACATAAACTAGCGTCATTTATGCGCGACTGGATTCTTGTAGCTCGGGTAGAAGTTGTCAGTGAGGCCGTAAGGATCATGGATTACCTTCGGGACTCAGCCAAAGTGATGGCTGAGAACGGTTACCCCTTAAACTGGGTGACACCCGATGGCTGTAAGGTCTCTCAAAACTATGTGGTGCTGAAAGAGAAACACGTCCGCACATTCGACAACTGGATGCGTCGGTTACGTAAGCGCACCGATCAACTGTCCCCAGGTAAGAACGCAGGAGCCGCCGCACCGAATGTCGTGCATTCATTAGACGCCGCTATGTGCCGAATGGTGGCCACAGAGTTGGTCAATCAGGACATAAAGGATATGGCCTTCGTACACGACTCGTATGCAGTACATGCCTGTCACCTCAACCAACTCAACCACATCATCAGGGAGGTCGCTGTAGATATTTTCGCAGGTAACTGGCTGTCGGATGAGCTACACCAGGGACTACTTAACATGATACCGAATGACATGCGGTTGCCCGAGCCGCCGAGGCAAGGCAAGCTTAACGTCAAAGACGAGCTACCAAATGCTCGCTATTTTTTTAGCTAACAACTACAGGAACTCACTGCTATGCTAACTACTGTAAATAAACTGAGAGAGAAAACCCAACAAGACGTAGGCGTCTATCACCACGTCGACGGCTGTTACACGCTTTTAGGTCCAGTGCCCGAGGGAATTGAGCTAGGCACCCCGGCATACAGCGCTGACGGTGCAACCTTACTATTACGCGGTATTGCCCACGCCGACTCGCCGTCCGCTGCCTATGAGCTCAGATTTAAAACGACCGACGTCATTTTGCTGACTAAGCCGGAGCCCAAGGCACCGAAGAAAGCGAAGAAAAAAGCGGTCGAACAAGACATAGCCGATGTCGATGACACCGATGTCGACAGTATGACCTAAAGAGCCAAACGCAGGAGGAAACTACTATGGCAAACGGTTATGTAAGATTCGCCACACAACCATTCGACGCAAGTTACCCATCACTAGATAAGCCTGACACTGAGTCTAAGTACCCTTCGGGGAAGTACGAAGTGTCTGGCTATCTAAGCGAAGCAGATGATGCCGCAACATTGATCATCCTTCGTGATGCAGTAGCGGGAGCAGCGGATGCTGAGTGGCCTGGTGTAAATATCGATGGGATCAAAAGCCCACTACGCGTTTTAGAAGACGGCAATGTTCGTGTCACGTTTAAGACAAAGAGCAAGCCCTCTATACAAGATGCAAGCGGGGCCGCGTTATCAGACGACGTAATTATCGGTAGGGGCGACCTTATTAGGGCAGCAGGAAACGCTAAGGCTTACAGCACAGCCGGAAACAAAGGCGTGACCTTTTACCTTAATACAGTCCGACTTATCGATAAGCGTAGTTCGGATGACGGGCTAGACGATCCCTTTGGGGGCCCTGATGAAGGATTCGGTTCGACAACAACAGTCCAAGAACCGCAGTTCTGACGTCTATAAAACCGAAAGCGGGTTTCAGATTAATTTAAGTCTGTTACCCGCCGGACGTTTGTCAGAAGAGCTGAAAGTTGCAAACGTAAAACGCTTTTGGAACACGCTAGACACAAGCGCAAAGCAAGTATCTGGCATAACCATGCGGTGTTTTTGGAAGCTAAAAAAGACCGAAAGAGACGAGCTTAGAGAGATCGTCTGTGACCACTACAACGTGCAATACACCCGCCCTGTCTCAAAGAGATGGGTATACATAATGACTCATCCGTCATTTCCGGGTTCTTGCAAGGTCGGAATAACAAACAACGTGCGTACTCGCCTTTTTCAGTACCAAGTTGGATGCCCAATTAGAGCATACCGACTTGAGTACGCACGCCAATATCAGGACGTCGATGGAGCTGTAGAAACTGTCTACCAGAGGCTCGACGACAAAAGACTTAAAGGGGAGTGGTTCGAAGTACCAGCGACTGAAGTCATCGAAATGCTCACAGAACTGAGTGAGGGTTACGAATGAACATAGACATCGCTAGTCTCGAAGCCGCGCAGGAATATTACATACCAGTACCGCCCGTACCGGCCAGCAGACCAAAGGTTGCACGGTTTGGCACGTACTACAGCAAACGACACCAGCAGTACGTGAAAGACTTCGCGACCTGCCTGGTTCACTACCCGCCGGTATGGGATTACTTACCTAAAGAAGAGAGATTGATAGTCGGACTAGAGTTCGTATGCGCCCGCCCAAAGAAGGTGGTCCTTGCTGCTCCTCGGTACGACATCGACAACCTCAGCAAACTCCCCCTCGACTGCATGACCAGTGCTGACATTTTCTGGTACGACGACAGTCAGATCGAACTCCTGATAGCCCACAAACGGTACGCAAAAAAAAATGAGGAGCCGCACACGCTAGTGCGGGTGTACGCAATTTAGGAGAAAGGGATGACAACGTCAGAGTTAGTAGAAAAAAGGAGCTGCCCACTATGTCCGAGCAGTGACGCATTTGCCGTTTACGACGACGGCCACGGGTTTTGTTACTCGTGCCAGGGACATGTAGCACAGGTCGATCCGTTCGAAGAAGGACAGCCACCACAGCCAACACAGAGGTCAAACAACGTGACGGAATTCGTAACAGGTAGCTACATCGATTTAGTAGATCGACGCCTGTTCGAGCGCACGTTAAAAAAGTTTAAGTACACCGTGTCAGAGGGCAACCATTACGCCCCGTACTTTGACAGTAACAACGCCTATGTCGCGCAGAAAGTACGAGGCCCCGACAAGAAATTCTATGTGATCGGAGACTTGTCTAAGGCCGGTTTATTCGGCCAGCAGTTATGGGCACCTGGTCAACGCCTCGTCATTACTGAAGGCGAGATCGATGCAATGAGCTACGCCCAGGTGACCGGGCTAACTTGGCAGGTCGTCTCTGTACCTAACGGCGCACAAGGCGCAGTCAAAGCACTGCGACGCGAGCTTGAGTTTGTAGAAAGCTTTGAGGAAGTGGTGTTCCTGTTTGACCAAGATGAGCACGGTAAGAAGGCGGCAGAGGAATGCGCCGCGCTACTACGCCCTGGCTTAGCTAAGATCGCACAGCTACCAATGAAAGACGCCAGCGAGATGCTGATGTCCGGTAAAGAGGCAGAGCTAAAGGCCGCCGTGTACGCCGCCGTACCGTTCCGGCCCGATGGCATCAAGCGAGGCCATGAGGTCGACTTCGCTGACATTATCAAAGCTACGCCTAAAGGGTACGGTATTGCGTACGCCGGAATCAGCTCAGCATTGCGTGGTATTCGTAAAGGTGAGCTCATACTGCTCACAGCGGGTAGCGGCATAGGCAAGTCCACACTGGCACGCGAGATAGGTTATGGCCTTATACGTGAGCACCGGCAGCGAGTCGGTTGGGTCATGCTCGAGGAGTCGTATCGCAAGACGATACAAGGCTTAGTCGCCATCGATAACAACATCCCTTTGGGCGATCTCATGGAGAAGCCCACCATACTCGACCAGCCTAGCTGGGATCAGTCGATGTCTGAGGTCGTAGCGCTGTCTGACTTCTACGATAGCTGGGGCAGTTGCACCGTCGACACATTAATGACCAAGCTTCGGTACATGGCTATCGGCTGTGAGTGTGACTTCATCGTGCTCGATCACGTCAGCATGGTGGTCAGTGGTATGGAAGTCGAAGAGCGTAA